GCGTTCAGCAGCGCCTTGATGTCGGCGATGTCTTCCTTGCTTCCGTTCTCAGCCAGGTCCTTGTAGCCATCGAGCTGCTTCAGAGTCGCGTTGACCGCAGTGGTGACCTGCTTGTCCGTCGGTGGAACGTACTCTTTGGGGGCGGCAACAGGCTCAGGCTTGGTCTTGTTCGCAAGCAGTGCTTCCTTCGCCGCGTCAAGCTCGGGCTTGTACTTGGCCAGAGTCGCCTTGTTCGGCTCAGTGTTGTGCGTGCGCACCCGTCCGTCTTCGCCCTTGACCGTGACCGACCAGGTACCGTCAGGCTTGTAGTCGAAACTCTGAACGATGTCCTTGCCACCACCGTAAGCATCAACCTCATTGCCGGGCTTGAAGATGATGCGGTAGATTGCTTCGTGGTCAAGCGTAGTCTGCTTCGCACCACGGGGCGCGCGCTTGACCTTAGCCGAAGCCGCCGGAGCAACTGGAGCCGCAGGAGTTACCGGAGTGGCTTCGGTCACAGTCTTGCCTGGAACGAACTTAGCGCGCCGTGCCTTCTCGGCAGCAATGTCAGCTTCCATCTGGGCGAACGCACGCTCCTCATCGCCGAAATCATCCGCGACGTTCGCTACATTGACTTCAGGGGTAGTTTCGGGCTCGACCTTACCCCCAACACCAACCTCAGCCTTCACCTCAGTCCCAACACTCGCGCCGGCATCCTCGACCGTGACTTCGTCGCTGCGGACAACCATCTCGTCCTTCGCGCCCTTGTTCGCGTCGGTCAAGCTATCCAGCTCGGCGGCGTCATTCGCCATCCGCTCGGCAGACTCGCGAACCAGCTCCTCCTCGGCCAAACGATATTTCAACTTCAGCTTGGTCGTAGCATTTGCAGGGACGTTGTCGCGGATAAACATCACGCGCGCAGCCACCATCTCGGGGCTGAACTCATCGTTACGCAGCTCCTTCAGGCGCTCACGATTGGCCTTGAGTTCGCGACGGAAAGCCTTCAGCTCCTCTGCTTCGCCACCACCGGAGATGGTGTTGACCAGATTGATAATCTCATTCTCAAGTATGTCAATCTCGTCAACATAGTCTTCCCACTTCGAAGCAGATGCAGTGGCATACTCGGAGTACACGCGCTGCATCTGCTTGAAGATGTCGGGGTCCATGTCAACGATGTCGAGGCCAGCATCACCCTGTCCGATTTCAACGCCGACGCCCATCGCGCGCATTTCAGCGGCGTGCAGCGCAATCGCCTCGGGGCCCATATCCGCGCGGAACACATGTGCGAACTCGTGGGCCGCAGTCGAGAAGTCGGCGCTCTTGAAGAACTCGATGATACGCCGATTCTGTGCGGCCTCAGCCTCAAGCGCAATCGTCGCACCCTTCGCACCGGGCACGTCAGTCCCGCGCGTCAGTCCGAGAGTGGTGTCGCCAAACTTTTCACCGAACCGCTCAGCATAGTAGGCACTCGCGGGCCGCCCATTCGCAGTTGCCCAGGCACGAGCGCGAGCATCTGTGACACCCGCGAGATACCGCGCCTGCGTCGGAGTGAGCGGATGCGCGGTATCCTTGAAGACTTCCACCAGTCGATTCTTGAATGCAAGACCATCAGCCGACAGCGGCGCGCGGTTGATCGCCTTCGCCTCGCTGGCTTCCTTGATAGTGCCCCACAGATTGAGCGAACGCTCCGTCGCATTGCCCATCGAAGACTGACGCGCGCTCTTCTCGGACATGGTAATCAGCGCGGCAGTAGACTCGCGGCTGCCCAGCCCACCCAGGATGCGTACGTCGCGCATGTTCTTCGCGAGTACGCGCCCGGCAGTGTTGCGGATTTCCTCGCGCAAGAAGAGCGCGCGCTGCGCAGTATCCAGCGTGTCCGTCGGGTTCATCAAGTAGTTCTGAATCTTGGCTTCGGTGAACGCCCGGTTCAGACCGCTAAGTCCCTGGCGTGCGCTCAGCGCAGCGGCATTGACAGCAACCGCCTTGGCCTTGCCAACAAGCGCACCGCCAGTACCCTTGCGCTGAGCCTGTACGAACGCCTTAATCTGAGCCTTCGCTTGGTCAATGCTGACCTTGCCGTCTACAATGTCACCCGCAAGCTTCTCGCGAAACGCGATGACAACAGGGTCGGTGACGGGCACCTTGGTAACAATCTTCTTGCCGCCCTTGCGCACAGTCTGTTCGGCGCCCATCGACTCGACAACTGCCTTGATAGCTTCATCACGAGTCGCAGCCTGCACAAGCGACTCAATGACATTGCCTGGCTTGGTGACTACAGCATTGCGCAGCGTCAGCACGGCGTTCGTCTGATCGCGAGTACCGTACAGCATGTTGTACGAAGCTTCTTCAACCGTCGATTCCTTGCGCTTGTACGAGCTGGCGATGTTCGCCCCGCCGACGCGCGCTTCGAGGCTTTCCTCCGCGATATTCTGGGCAGTCTTCGGCAGCTTGGCATCCGCCTGTGCGCCCATTCGTGCCAGAGCAACGCTCATCTCTTCGTCATTGAGCGCACGCGCGGCGGCGCGCGCCTGGGGGCTGAGCGAACCACCCTCAGTCTCACGTACAATCTGCTCCAGCTCAGCCGTCAGACGGTCGTGGTGCTTGCTTGTCCCGGGAATCCGCACACGCAAATCAGATTCAAGCGCTTCCTTTTCCTTACGCGCAGCGTTCAAAGCCGGGTCAAGCTCAGTGTGCGTGCTCGTTACTGGAGCATGCGCAGTGTGCATCGTGTACCCGCTCTTCTGCGCCTTTGCCTGCGCCGCCTCGCCGAGCTTGGCAACCTTGTCCACCGAATCCGCATTGGACAGGTCAAGCGGCAGTTCAGTACCGGGAATCACGCGCCGAGCAGCATTCGCCACACCGCGCACCACGTCGTACTTGAGCGCCTTCATCGCCGGAGTTTCGTTCAACGTATCACTGACATACTTGGCGTATGGCGCCCACGACTTATAGACATCGGTGTTCTTGGCCAGAGTAGCCGCACCCTTCTTAGCCGCCATTCCGGTGCTTGCGATTTCGACCGGGCTCGGGGTGAGCACGCTCTCGACCAAGCCAAGGCCGCCAAGCATCACCATGGCGGAACTGTCAGCCTGGAACTGCTGACCGATTTCGAGATTGGTCGAGACGGCATTCGCCCGCTTCTCGATGGCATCCAGAACTTCGGACTGCACACTCTCTATCATCAGCTCGATGCGGCGGGCAGAACGCTCGGTCGTGCGCACATTCTGCGGAACAAGCGGGTTGCCCATAGGGTCAGTCGCAGTCCACGGAGGAGCCACCTGGTCAGCAATCTCTTCCTCGGTCATGGGGAGTTCGGTCTGCGCTTGCAGATACGACTTCACTCCAGCCTTCTTGACACCCTGAGCAATCGACTCTGGAACCTGGAGCGCGCCGTTGAAGAACCAGTTTGCCAAGCTCTCAGAACGCGCCACCACATGCCCGCCCGCGACACCTGGCCGACCGGACAGACCAACGATCACAGTCTCAGGAAGCAGGCTGTTCTTGAACGAACTGTAGATCGGTGCGTCTTCATCCGTCACACGGACAACGCCGTTCCACTGGCCCTTCGTCTGCATACCTGCAATGGCGCGCAGAGAGAAGTTCAGCGCCTCCTCGCTGGTCATCGGGTGGCCCTGCTTAGCCGACGACTGCTGCATACGCTCAGCATTGGTCTTGACGGCAGTTCGCCAGTCGCCCGAAGCCGCGTACTGCTGCAAGTAATCGCGGGGGTCTTCACCGCCAGAGCGAACAGTCAGATAGGCGAACAGCTTGTCCGCTTGGTACTGCGCGGCCGGCGAGTGAACCTCCGGCGTCGAGTCAGTGGTGTTGCTTGCAAACGTGCCAAGCTTATCCGCGTTCACCACACCCAAGCGAGTGCTGATGCCGAACTTGTTCTCAGTATTCCCGGGCTCGTAAGGCTCAGTTGCAAGTTGACGTAGAGATTCAGTCGTCTTGATAGTCTCAGCTTGCTTCTGCGCCTTCAGAGCATTCGTCAGAGGAATGCGCTCGCGGTGCATCCAGGTGTTGAACTTCAGGCGCTCAGGGTCGTTGGGATCATTCAAGGTGCCACGGGCGTTGAACCGCGCTTGGTCCACAACAGTAGGAAGCTCGACCCCTTCACGAGCGAGTACGCCAGCGCCGACCTCCGGGGTAACGCCCTTCGTTGCCCATTCCTTACCAATGAACGTATAGAAGCCTTCATCCGCACGCTTACCGACATACTCGGGATTGTGCTGTGCAACAGAGTAACGATCAATTGCACCAGGAATGTCCAGAGTGTCCAGGTCGGGCATCTCAGTGCGCGGCTTCTCCACAGCGACCGCAGGGAACTTCGCCTTGTTCACGCCCAATACCCGGTAGAACTCGCGCGACTCCGCTTCCTTCTCGCGATTGGAGGCCGCCTCGTGCTCCGACATTCCCTCGGCCTTGACGAGCGCCGGCTCAAGTCCCGCGAGAGTCTGCGGCGGGAGCTGACTCACTCCATTGCGCGCCGACCGAATAGCTTCAGCCGCCGCATTGGCAGCTTCGGACGCGGCGTTGTCGGCAGTAATCCGCGCTTCATCTCGCTGCTTGCTCGCTGCGTAATCAGCAGGAGGAAGTGCGGGGACAACCGGCTTCTTCGCCACGATTGGGGAAGACTTTACAATCGCCGCCGCCTCGCTCTTTGCGACCGGAGTAGCCTGCGGCGCAATCTGCCCCGTCGTCGCCCGCGTCTTCTGCCTGTTCGCCTCGAAACGCGCAGACCTGTTTACGGGCACACCAGTCGGCTTAACGTCAGTCGGCGTGTCAACCGGCTTGGGCTGCTCTGCCTTGGGAGCAGAAACAGGAGAAGCCGCCGGAGCAGTCTTGACTGCCTCAGCGGCTTTCTTAGCCTTCCACTCCTCCAAAAACTTCTGATCCTCTACGACGTTTTGAATCGTCGCAGAAGTGGAGGAGACCTGGGCGGGCGTGATGGTCGATGGGGTAGGCATGCCCACCCCATAACTGACTACGGGATAGGTCGCGTGGTTTCTGCTCCAGTCGGCACTGCCTCTTTCGCTGCCTGCCTTGCCTTATCTCTCTCAATCTGTCGCGCGTGCCAATTACGTGCAGCAAATTGCAACTTACCCACATCATCCATCTGCGGCTCTTTGGCCGACATAGAGAACTTACGCGGACTAAGCACAAGCTGCTTGTCACTATCCTTCACAGAAGTTGGAATGCCGCCAGACAACACACGCGCAGCGTTAGCATCACGCATTTTCTGTAGTGTACGCGGACCATCAGCAGCATCTACATTTGGCATCGGAGCAACCATTGTTATACGTCCAGTGCTATCCGGCGCACCCTCCAGCACGCGCCCACGAGCTTCTGACCCTGGAACTCCAGACATGCCCGCCTCTGGGTCTACCAGGGTTGCAGAAGTGGGAACACCCTGCGGAGCGATATCGTTCTCATACTCCGCATGGTTCTGTAGGGCGTACTCACGAGTTAGCTCGCGTGCTCGCAGCGAATGGTCAGCATCGTAAGCACGGTCTTTACGCGCGTTGCCTGGCTCCTCTGCATGAAGGGTGCCCGCCTTATCAAAGGTAGATTCATTCTTCTGCTCGTTCGCAGCCTTGTTCTCTACCATATCCTGCTTCTTGGCTTCTTCAATCTTCTCCTTGAGGCTCATCGGCTCATCCGGCGTGCCAAGCTGCTGTTCCTTCTGCTGCGGAGACAGAGCATCCGTGCGCTTGACGGCCTGGTTGACACGGTTCGCCCTGAGTTTATCCAATTCGCTAACATGCTCAGGAGTCAGTGATTCGAGGCGCGTCACTTTGGCGCTGGCCGGAATGGTGCGCCGCTTACCATCTTCGTCAATGATGACGCGAACGCCATGTCCACCAGCCAAACCCAAGTCAACACCATAGGCATACTGAGGCGAACCGGCCGACGCCTTCTTCAGCTCCGCGCTCTCGGCCGCCAGTCGAACATCAGCCTCACCAGGGTTAAGTTTCAAATAGTTGCCCAGCTTGTCCGGGGCATCTATAACATCCTTGTGCACCAGTCCCTTTTCCTCGCTGAGTACGAAGGACTGCACACTGTCTTTGTCGATGTTTCCGATCTCTTTTACCTGAGCCAGCGTCTTTGTTGCGCCGGTTCCGTCAAGGTACACCTCCTTTGACATGTCTCCTGTAAAATAACGCGTGATAACATGAGGACTACCATCCGCATCGACAACAACAAACTTCTCTGCCTTCACAACATCGTTGGGGTCGCGTGGCTTCTCTCCTTCCATGGCACCTTCGTTCCAGTCCAGACGAACGATGTCATGTGAAGCACGCCAGCGCCGCTGCCGGGCAGTCGGGTCGCGCTTCATCTGATAAACGTAGCCCTTCGCCGCGATGTAGTCGTCCTTCCCCGGCTTGACACCAGCAAACGAGCCATCAGGATTCGTCAGAACCTGACCCACCACGAACCCATGGTCCTTCGCCCACGCCTGAAACTCCGGGTGTTGCAGCGTCTTGATATAGCTGGAGTTGTCGCCCTTTCCGGTCTTCTCTCCCAGCATCTTCTTGAGCATTGCGATGGTATCGTCCATACCTGAATTGTCAACCGTGGAGCGCAAGTCCGCCACGTTGGCTTTCAGCGTATCAACGTCCATACCATTAGTCGCGCGATTGATCGCGTTCTCAATCGCGGCGTCTTCGTTTGGTCCCTTCGTCAAATCACTGGCAGAGAAACCCCCGCCGCCGAGCTTGAGATTGATGCTCGCGACCCACGCATCCGCGTTCCCGCGAACCTGCTTGTTCTCCTCGGCAACCCGCTCAAGGTCTTCCATCTGCTGGTATTCGAAAGTGCCCGGCTTGAGTTCCTTGCGCCAGTCTCGCCCGCCCTGACTTGCAGTAGCGAGCAACTGGTCGGCATACGCCTCGCCGTACGGCGTCTTGATCATACCAAGCAGACCACCGCCGATAGTGCTCCAGTAAGCTACCTTCGGGTCGCCTTCCTTATTCTGTGCTTCTGCCTGTCGCGCAGCCATAAACAGCGGAGCGAACTCTCGCGAAGCAACATCCCATGATGTCTTCGACAGAGTGTCCATCTGACCGACAAGCACCTTAGCATAAGCATTGTACGCGTCAGAGTTGCCCTGAATACGCGCAGCCTTCAGCTTGGTGAACGTATCAGCTACGTTAGCCGCAGCATCAACCTGGTTGGCTTCGTGCTCGGCCAGAAGCTTGCGGCTTCGGTCGGTAGATTGGGACCTCTCGACTTCGAGTTGCGTAAGCGCGCGAACCACGCTGGCCAGGTCATCGGACGAAAGCGCGCGCTCGCGCCCCACATAGCCGACACTGCCGTAGACATCATCAAGGGTTGGTGCCATTGTTAGCTCACTCCCGCATTCGAAGCAGTGGTGCCAGTAGAGTTAGATTTGCCATAGCCGTAGCTCTGGCCGATGGTATCAAAATATTGCTTTGGGTCCATCCCAGCCTTATCCGCCAGTGCATAGCTTCCAGCAGCTCCAGCAGCTTCGCCGATTGGTGCTGCGGCCAGCGACCAGCGCGCAGCCTTCTGCTGCATGAGCTGATTGCGCGTGTTCATGATGCGATCGGCGGCGCTGACAGCCTGCTGCTGTGACATTTGGTCGATGCCCTGGCTCATCTGACCAATCGCAGCAGCACGCGCAAGCTTGTCTTGCTGCTCCTTCTGCAAGTTGTAACCAGACTTCAGTCCGTTCTGGGGAGCAGCAACTTCTCGCTGGTCATTGCGCATGGCAGAAGTAGCTTGAGAGAGCATCGCGCGGCGCTGAGCATTCGAGATGCCCAACTTGCCCTGCGCCATGCGCTCCTGGTCTTCCTTGTTCTGCGCGAGCTGCGACTTAAACTCTTTGCGCGTGACCAAGTTGCCGACGATGCCGCCGGCCGCCTTCGCCACAATCGGAGCTGCGATTGCTCCAGCCATCAATGGAACAGCCAGCGGAACCGCCGCCGCAGTTCCACCCGCCACCGCCGCAGTTCCGGCCGCACCAGCAAGAGCAGCACCCATGATGAACCTCGTTACGCGAACGCTAACACAAAGTCAGCGTGTAAGCTACTAAAAATGCACAAGAGCCCAGCAGTTGCGCACTCCGAGAGTCACCCGATTGAACGCATCGTGCGGGCGCGCAGTCCACTTCGAAGTCTTGCGCTCCATCTTGAAACGAATGGGCGGCTGTTGCGTCTTCTGCATCCGCACGCGCATCGCGAACCCAGTCCAGCCCGCAGCATGGTTCAACGACATGTGACTACCGCAATACTGTGCTGCTGCAATGGCTTCGTTGTTCACCAGAAAGGTCAGCGGCGAAGAGGAAGGACCACCCGTCGGCATGTAGAACGAGAACATGGTCGCTGGCAACTGGCGCCGCGAGTGTGCGACCATGACGCCATCTACCATCGCACCCAGCTCGACCTCGAAGTCAAGTCCCTGCGTGGCTTCAGTCTCAACCTCAGTGCGCGTGCGAAACAAATGGTAGTACGCCTGCCAGTTCCACTCGATACATCGCGCTTCTCGTGGAAGCTTAAATCGCATGCCGGCCTGGAATACCGAGACGAAGCCATCATCGGTATTATCCGAGATGGCATTCGAAACGTAGGCGAGTCCGCGCAGGCCCGAGTCCGCGTAGGTGCGATACGCCTCTCCGGCCAAGATGTCTGAGCACTTAATCGCAAGACCACCATCGAAGTTATCAACGGTCAGTCGCCCGTTGCGCTCAGAGTGCAACCCAGTACCAGAGCTGGACGAGTACAAGTTATCCGCATGGCCCGCCTCGTCAAAAGCGGCGCCGTTGGCGTACGAACCTGTAAAAGTAACGGTGCTCATGGGAGTTCCTGCACTACCTGGATGGACGCGCTGTTCCAGAATACTTCGACTGCTTCATCTTTCGGTGAAATCAGTGAAATAAAGATGGAGAACTTGTCGATTGTAACTCCGTGCTGTACAGGCCGCAAGTCCAGCCAGGTAAACAGGGAGCCATCAATGTTGTCGAACCCTACGATGGCTGTTGGGTTCTCATCGTACGTCCACACATTGTTCTTGCCGTAGATAGCCACCGAGTTCTGGATGATTACCCAGTCTGAGCTGCCCGTCGGCAAGTATCCAATCGCCAGCGCCACGGCATCCGACATGCGGAATACCGTATCCGAGTTGGCAATCTTGATAATCTCGATATTCGCCTTGATACGAAAGAACGAGGACACGGTGGAGTCCCACGCGCCACTCGACCCCGCGACTTCCAGCTTCGTCGCGCCGTCACGCACCTGATACCAGCCGACACCGGTTCCAGTCGTGTCAATGATTTGATCGCGCGAGTGACCATAGCCAGGGTACAGCGATTCGGTGGAAGAGAATGACCCCGGTGCTTGGCTCGCGATGTTCGCGTCAATCAGTGTGCGAGGCAAGTGCGCCCGACGCAACGACCACGGCTTAATCGCAGCCACCGGAAGCGCATTGATACGATTGCGCGCGACTGCCATTCGATTCGTCAACATCGAGGCCGACGTAAGCGTGTCATCCGGATTGAACGGCGGAATCGCAATCGTGCTGCTGTAATCGCGCGGCGCCGCCCAAATCGGCTTGTCGCACACCATAATCTTCCGCGACAACAACCGAATAAAGTCATCGTCAGACCGCTTCGCCGTCGCAGTCCCGCGATGCGGGACCGGCACGCGCTTGGCATGGACCTTAATCACGTATGTCCCTGGTTCGACTGACACGGTGAAACCACATCGCGCCTGATAAACCGTCGCACCAAGGCCAGTAATCGGAGCTGTACGCGGCGTCTGCGGACCTGGCGCCGGAGTCGTGTCGGTGCGCTCGTACCGCGCCTTCACAGGAAGGAAGTCCCGCCGATGCACCCCGAGGTGCCCCGTAATCGACGGCTCTACAATCTGCCCGGCGATGGAGAACGCGAACTGGACACCCGCCATCGCAAAGTCACCAGAGTCAATCGCCGTCAAGTCATCGAAGGCCAGGTTCTCCAGCGTGTCCGTCGGTGTGACTGGAGTGCCATATAGAGAAGTCGATCGGTTCACTTCTCGGTAGGCACAATCTGCTGCGATATGGTCCCACCCATCAAACGGCGGAGTACCAATCACGCCAGCAGGAACGAATGAGTGCCAGATGTATTGGACCGACACGTCAACCGCCAGTTCAGAAGTGCCGGTGGTGAGCGTAATCTCCAGGTTCTCTACTTCGGTCCATCCACCGATATCGTCCAACATCTGTCCAGAAGTGTCATCCGGATAGCTGAAGCCACCCGAGCCTTCGTCGTATCCGGGGTCTTCGAAGTGTTCATCAACGTAGATAGCGCCGGCCATGTACTGGCTTTCGGTCGCGTTCGCCGCAGTGTCAGCCGCCTCAATGTTGTGTCCGGTGACCTGGAGCAAACGATTGCCGGCCGCCTGAATGTCGCCATTCAGCGCCTTGGGGCTCGCAAGCTCCTTCGGCTGAAGTCGCTTCGTTGGAAAGTCGTAGTCCATATGCGTTACTCCAACTATGCGTCGTTCGCTTTGGGGTTACGGTTGATGAGATCGTCGTTGTCACCGGTCGCAGTAGAAGTCGCGACGGACAAGCTGAGAAGGTGTAGCTGCTCGGGGTAAGTGGCCTCGAACTCGAACTGCACCGAGCGCACATCAAGCGCTTGCGCACCGGCCATTCGCGTGCCAATGCGGGGGTTGCGCAACTTCGTCGTACCCACCATCGTATCTTCAATGGCGTACGGCGAGTGACCGACGGATAGCGGAACCTCGTTGAATCGAACCTGCGACGTGGAAACAACGTGTGCTTCCATGTTCTTGCGCACCAACATGTTAATCGGCGCGGCCCAGGATTCAACGAAAGTCACAAACACGTTGTGGACGTTGAATCGGTATCGCCCGACGCCATCCACGCGGAACCACTTTGTGCGGTACCGGCTAACTCGTGCCGGCGGAGTCCAGTCATTCTCTTTGTAAAGCACAAGAAGATTATCAAACGTAGTAGGTGGAGTATCATCATTGGTCCAATGCGCCCCGACCAGGATGTCCTTGTAGATGTCATCGCAGGTAATGATGTCACCAATCTCAACACCGTAGTCAAATCGACACCAGCCGCGCGTCGGGTTGTACCCGAGGATGATGTCGTTGTGCGTACAGCCGGCAGAGGCGACCGCACACAGATACATGTTGCGCTTCGAGTCGTAAGCAGACATCGAGTGCCGAATGCGGCTGAGGTTCAGCTCCTCTTCAACGAGCGTACGGTGGATTGCGCTGATGAGCACCGGAGTGGACGCACCTTCGGTCTGGTTCCAGGCGTACCAGCCGTCGGCCGCGCGCCAAATCAGCGCACCGTCAGGCAGCGACTGAACACTCCTTGGGGCACTACAGCCGATACCCTGGCTCAGCGACTTAGGCTTGCTCATGTCGGTGATGTCAAACATCCCGCGCTCGGTGAACGCGATGAGCATGCCGAAATGAGAGCAGAGCGCCGTGACCTCATCTACCTGCGAAACAAGAACCCAGTCGTCCTGGTCGAAGGTGCCAAACAGATTAACTTGACTCTTGCGAATCTTACCTGGCTCGCCGCGAAGATTGCCGATGACCAGACAACCACCATGAACGCACATCACACGGAAGATGGGCACACCAACCGGATTGATAGTCTTGCGCCCCAGAGCTGCATCAGACCACGAGTCAGGAATGGCGATGGAGCTAAGCCCTCCCGTCTCGCCGAGGACATACATGGTCGCATCGTTACGCTTCAAGTCCTTCGAGCGCCCGACGACGTGGCCAACAGCGTGCTCGGGACCGTCGCCTTCGAGGCGCACGAAGAACTGCCGCGTGAGCTGGTCAATCGTAGCCCCGTATGCGGCCTTGTCGAAGGTCACATCGTAGGAAGGTCCAGTGTTATGATCGTGGTAGAAGCTCATCGGCGCAGTGGCAATCTCAGAGATATCTACTGAGGCCGACAGCACCGACTTCGGCGAGAGATTGCCAAACTGGTCCTTGTACTGGTCGCAGTAGACCCAGCTACCAGCAAGCAGCTTGCCCTGATTCTGCGAGAGCACGTCGCCCGGGGTTCCGATGGGACCTGGCCAGGAGTACCCCTGTGAGTTGCTGTAATAGTTCACCACCTGAAACTCATCTGGCTGTTCTGGACCATCAGGACTGGGCGCAGAGGGCGCGCGGTCGAAGCCAAGCGGTAAAACAACGCCGTCGTGGAGGATCACTTGAGCCGCATCCACCCCATTTGTCCATACGACGACGTTGTTAATCACCACAAACTGGTCAGGATACGACTGGTGCAACGAGTCCGAGAGGCCAGTTGCTACCTCAACGAACTCGCGCTCCCAGCCATGATGCAGAAACAACTTATTTGCCGCGCGGACAATCAGCGTGCTCGCCGAGCCATTCTGGAGATTCGCATACGCCATTCCCTTGATGCGCCCGAGAGCCGTCGAGTCCGGCTCGAACAGCGCGGGGCCGCGCACTGACTGAAGACCACCCTCCTGAGACGGCAGCAAGTTCTGAATGCGGTCAGCAACGTCTACCGTCAGCAAGTCATCAGACTCGCCGGGAGCCAAGAGTAGTTCAGTCAGAGTGGGCTTCGGCACGCGAACCTCCAAAATCTAAGGCACCGAATCACGCCACCGTGCGGGCTCGCGGAGAAGGCGCCGCCGGGACTGGAGCTTTGGGAGCAGCAGATGGGGTAGTGGGCGTACTGGGAATGGCAGTAGGAGTAATAGCAGTAGTGGGTTCTGGTGTAAGCGCCTTAGCAGCAATAATCTCAGTCGCAGGGTGAGCGGCCTTCTCATCGCCGTTCTTGACTGTCTGGATTACTCCATGCTTGAACTCGCGCGTAGTGACGACTTCATACCCGGGGGGCACCCAACACTGGTACGTCTCGTTCCACACGGTGCCCATCGGACGCCAAGCATCGCGAGTCACACCGCTGTGAAACTTCAGATGGCCCGGAGTGATGCGTACGACGTTGCGCGCCTCATCAACGACAAGAGCCTTCCAGCCGTTCTCGTCTTCATCAACGCCGATAATCGCGCGGTAGCATGTACTACCCTTCGCATGGCTGGTGACGAAGACATCCCCAATCTTGGGGGCGGGCCATTGACGATTCCAGTGGACTTCAGACATGTTGGTTTCCTCTTTCTGCTGCTGTGGATGCGGGACACTAACTCGGATACTACTACAGTTTAGGTATCTCTGCTGCTAACTACGTCGGTCGTCAGTAGGTGACTGGACGAATCTTCCGGTACGACTGCGCGATGGGGTCACCGCCGAGCATACCATAACCGTGACTGCGAATGATGCCATTGTCCGCATCGACCGCCAGTGCCTTCCGCATGTGAGGCCGCGAAGCCGCGCGCCATTGCTCGGCAACGTCGAGACCAATGCCCACCTTGGGACCGAGATTGGCTGCCCACAGATACAGGAACGCATTCAGCGCTTCAGGCTTGATGGGCATGGGGTCGTATTCCGACCACAATGCAGGCATCCGCTTCATCACCTGCCAGTCAATCACATAGTCATCATCTGGGCGCGGATACAGCTCGTAGCCAAACTGCTCACCCGATGCGAACATAGTGCGCATCCGGTCAAGCGATTCGCCAGACCACGTAAACGAGACATCCATCGCGCTCGGCTCGGGGTCCACCTCGGCAAGCAGATACGGAATGTTATCTGCCGACACGTCGTTCCGAGTTCCCGCGCCGGAAGCAATCAATCCATTGCAAGCCGCATAGAAACGGACGCGCAGGCCAGAGTGCCCCTTCCTGAGAGTGGCAGTGTCGAAGTTGAGCATCTGATCCGGATTGGGCGCAGTCAGAACGATCGAACTACCACCGTGGTCGGTGTGGTCAAACTCGACCGAAATGGGCGTCGGTGCCGACTCAAACACAGGGTCAACAATCTCGGTGCCTCCGATGTTATACCGTCGGTCCTGGCGCCCACCAACAATCGTCGCGTAGAACTGCCACTGGCCTTCCTGCTCCGGCCCATCCCAGGGTGTATTGTCATCCGCCGTTGCGATAACAGCGCGGCGAAGCGGAGGCAGCGAGTATTGCCCATTGCGCGCGACAAGACGGGGGACGCCCTGCCCGCTCTCACGCTTCGTAGGCTTCAACTGCTCCTGGGTACCCAGCAGAATGTTCTGCTCGCCCGTTCCGTAGATGCGGCCGGGCATCGCACCGGTCAAGCCATTCGTCCAGTTCGGGGTCCACACCGTGTTCTGGTAGATGCGGAATGTAATGCCCGTGTCAGACGTATTGTGCCACGGGCGATCGAGCGATACATAGTAACGAATAGTGTTGGGCGGGTCACCCTCTGACACGCCGGTCTCAATACTAAAGAATTCCCACGCAAGCGCACGATATTCAGTCGTAGAAATGACGACGCCAGACGCCATGATAGTCACGGTAAGTGCCAAGTTCATAATACGGTCCCAAGTGCCGTTCACCGGGGGTGTCCACGGCAGCGTTTCAGACACGCCCGCTACATCCGTGAACATCAGCACGCGAGGGTCCGCAGTGGCCTCCAAATATACCTCAGTCGTACCCGTCGTCCGGTCCTCAAACACTTGGGTCGTAAACGTGGACTGCTGAACCGCCGTGGGCTCGATTTCGGACAGCGCGGCCCGAGCGGCATCACGCACCCGGTCGTCAAACTGCACCGTCGAAGGGTCGTCCAGCGTCATCAGGTCCATCACCTGGCGCTTCAACTCGGAGTAGATGAGGCTGGACATCGGATTGCCCCGGAAAGAAGTGGATAACTACGCTTGGAAGCAGGCTATCACAGTTTTAATCCCCCCGCAACGCACCCTACTACATCTGCCACGTCCGGACGATTTAGTTTGAGTACAAACTATCTTAAAAAGTCCAGGTTGAATCGTAGTTAACAAGAAGTTCGAATAAAAACTTGCCAGCGATCTCCTGCGATATTAAGTGATGGGAGCCCGCAGAGCTGTCCTGCGGTCCACCCAGGAGCCCCACCATGACCGTCCGCAAGCCCAACAGCATCACGCAGGAGATTGGTGATGCCGTAGACCTCAAGCTGTCGAAGGACGACTTGAACATCGCGCTCGTCCGACTGCACCGCCATCTGGTCACCGCAATCGACACCGGCACGTCGTATCTATTCGCGCACAACCTCGCCGAAGCAATCGGCGTCACCCGCCGCGAGTTCAAATGCCAAGCGCGCAGCTTCGGCACGATGATTCGGCGCGCGGGCTGGTGGGCGGCCGGCATGGTCGAGTATCAGAAAGCAAAGAGCACCGTGTACGTCCCAGCCAGCTATACCGACACCGAAGCGCGCCGCCTACTTGCGCATATTCCAGGTATCGCATTCGTAGCTGGCGGAAGTGTCAACGATGTTACTCCGCAGCGAGTGCTTGCCCCGCCCTGTGTCTCGCCGGACTACGATGTTCTCCCCCTACACTTGGTCGCTGTAGCAGAGAAGACCGACCGTGACATGCGTGATGCAATAACAAATGACTCAGAAGCTGGGGTTGCCGAGCCTGTTCCGGTGAAGCGCAAGCGTGGACGTCCGCCCGGCAGTAAGAACAAAGTACCGCGCGCCATGAAGAATCAACATCGTGTTGGCATTGATGAAGATGATGTGGATGTCGCGAGGTTTCGTGCTACCGCCTCCAAAGAATCCAGTGACGAAGACCTGCACACGCTTGCGGCCTCTGGACGCACTGGGAAGGCAATGGAAGCGGTCGCAGATGTCGTCATCACTCGTCCAAACAACCAGCGCATTGTCGAGGCGATGAAACCCAATATCGAGGTAAAGGTAGTACAGCCGCCCAAGTCGCAAGTTCCCGGGTACTCCGGCATTGTACACGTCGTCCACTGCCTGCGAGATATCATCGACTGCTTCACGATGACGCGGATTCGTGCGCTCTTTCAGCACCAGGTTAACGATGCCATCTGGGAGCAGCTTCAGGTGGAGATTATTGACGAACTAAGTGAGAAGGGCTGGGAAGCAACGCCGGTCCAACTGCCGGACGGAACATACTCGCTGTGCATGGTATGGGATGCTTCAAATAACGCGGAGGTGGGCAATGGGTAGACCCTACAAGAACGTGGATGGGCGAGTCGCGAAGGCCCTTGAACTAATCGCTGGCGGATTGTCCGAGCGGAAGGCGTGCAAGGAAGCGCGAGTGTGCCGCACGACATTCCATGTGCGAACAAACAAGTATAACAAGAATAATATGACCTGTGGTGGGGTGTCTGATGCCTTAATGCCAGATAATGCGGAGGCGGATACTGAGGCTGATACCGTACCCAACACACAACCACCTACTTCTCCCGCATCATTGGTACAGGACTAATCACCATGATCTTCCAAGATGTTCCCATGCTCACGCTGTTCAACCAGAACATCGAACTCCTCGTGTTCATCGCCCTGATGATCGCGTTTCAGCTCAAGCACTTCCTGTGCGACTATGTGTTCCAGATTCATGCAGACGCGCCGAAGAAGGGCGCAGAGGACTTCCTCATCTGGGCTGGTCCGCTTCTGAAGCACTGTTGGACGCACGGCCTGGGCACGTTCCTCATCGTGCGGTTGTTGTGCGTGGTGCTCGAAGTGGAAGACGAGCACTTCGTGGACCTCCAGCTCTTCCTGGCTGACGTGGGGCTTCACTGCATCGTAGACCGCATGAAAGCTCACAAGAGGCTGGGCGGGCGCTGGGGTGTCAGTGAGAAGATGTTCTGGGTGGCGCTCGGCTTCGACCAGTTCGCCCACCACACCATCAACGTCGGGTTCGCGGCGTACATCGTGCTCTCTCTGCTCGGTCGGTAGGGGCGCCGCAGAGGCCGCGCGAGTTGGACCGATATGCCCTCGACCCCAGGTTCCCGAGTTAAAAACCGGGCACCGCTGGGCTCCGGGCCGACGACGAGGCGAGGACACACCAGGGAGGCGCGGCCGGCTCACGATGGAGCGGCCCGCCTCCCTTCTTCGTGGTGGTGCCTGGACCGGACCCAGGCCCCCCACGGTACTTTCGTCCGGGTACTTTTTTCCGTGCGACCAACTTTACGGGCGGACGCCGACTTTTGCTCGTCCCCTCCTCCTTCTTGTAAGTCCGGGAAAGCCGCAGAAGTGTCCCCGTGGGGAGTTCGGAGGGCCTTCTTGGGCAGCCTTTCTTCCGGGGGCAGTGGGAGGCACCGGGTGTTCAGGGGGTCAGGACAGGGTCGTTTTGAGCATAGCACAGGTTGTCTCTGGCTTTTGGGCTGTCCTGACTTGACACTGCTTGTCCTGACTACTCAGGACAGGTTTATTCCAGGTTCTTCCTTCACTATTTCCTGCTGTCCTGACTGTCCTGTAAAAGTGAGATCGGTACTATAGTAAAAATAGGGAAGGAAAGAAAGAAGAAAGTCCATCAGCCAGAAGGCAGTTTTGTTGCCAATTTCCGGACTTTATTCTTTCTATCGCATGCTGCTTTCTACTGGGAAGCGGTACGCATACCCCCCATCTACCGCCGACAACGCTGAATAGCTGAGGTTCTACTTACCGAATACGTGTCCTTACCCCTCCGGACACGGTTAGGACACCATCTAAAAACCCTGCTTGTTCCTGTACTTCCGTTGTCCTGTAGGTACCATCGACATCGTAGAGGAGATCAACTTTCTCGCCCCGCCGCCTTGCCGCCGCCGGCATCCCGCAGTATAAGTACATCGGGGCGCCCACCGCGCCGCCCGACTCCCCAGCTCCCCTTCACCCGCCGAGGACCTGCCCATGACCGCACGCAAGAACGACATCGACAAGAAGAAGCACAACAACTGGACCCACCAGTGCGCGTTCAACATCACGGCTGAAACATCAGACCGGCTGGATGAGATTGCCAGCCACAAGATGCGCACGACGGGTATTCGCGCACTGCGCTCGGATGTACTACGCGAAGCTGTTGCGATGTACATCGCTTCGTTCGACGCCGAGGTCAAGTAATATGAGCACCATTGTACAATTCAACACTGGCATACGCATCAAGCGCCCCGTGTTTGCTACGAAGCCCACCTTCGTTGAGTACGTGCTCTACTTCATTGATGATGGGGTAAACGACCGCCGAAGGCATGCGGCGGGTCAGGTCTACATGATGCAACGCGATGGTGATGATCTCGGTGACCACTCAGCCAAGGCCATTATCAAGACAATGAAAGCGGCGCACGCCGTTGCTTATTGTACTGAATCTGTGCGCATCGCCAACGCAGCGTATCATAGCTATATCAGGCGTAACTTCCCAGAATGAAAGAGGCCGGTAGAGTGTGACCCCTACCGACCTCAGTGAGTTCCGTCCCGACCCTGCCCGCCTCGACGGTTACTCTATCCCTCCCACCATCCCGCTCCGGCTCCCCAGCCCTCACAGGACTCCAGTATGGATAGCCTTTCCGTCGAACAGCGTCAAGCCACATCTGTAGTTGCCCTGCATCCGCCTACACTTCCTGGCGCGGTGTACCTCCGCAACCCGAACGACTTCCCCGGGGCCGGAGCGGCGGGCGACTTCGAGACGTTCAACCTGGTTCGCGAGGATGCACGGCAGGCATCCAAGGCGAATGTTACGCATCTGGTTGGGTTCTTTCTCGACTTTGACATGCTTGACTTCTTCTTGAAGGGGACCGAGCCAACGGACTCCGAGGCGCGGCGACAGTTCAAGGACAACATGCTGAACGGCAAGTGGAATGATCTTGGCGCGTGCCTTGAAGACCACTTGGATGAAGTGAAGGCGCATCTCGCCGCGATCCTGCCCGGAAAGGAGCGCGCGTTGGTGGTTACTGGGTACGGTTATCACTTCCACTATTGGTTCGATGTCCCGGTGAATGTCAGTGGCGCGGACGGGGACAAAATCAAGGATAAGTACGAAGCCTGTATGAAGCGGCTCATCAAGACTATCAATGAGGCGGCCGGCTTCAATCTTGCGGACGATGCGTGCTGTAATGTCAACCGCTACGTTCGGATGCCGGGTGCTTACAATCGCAAGGGAGTAATGGATGGGCACACTGGCGAACTGAAGCCGGTTCGGTTGGTATCGGAAAACACTGATGCGCGGATTTCGGCAGACGACTTCTTCGCGCGATTCAAGCCCGCCATCGGGCGTCCGGCTGGACTAAAAGCTGAATCGTCTATCGACAAGTTGCATCAGGGCAAAGAATGGAAGGAGCTGCCCGCGTGGTTCTCCGGAAAGTACGCCTTGTCCACTCTCAAGTGGGTCGAGCTGCTGACCGAGTGTGACCTCTACATCACGCAGAAAGACGAGCGGCAACATTACGTCGAATGCTTGAACGCGGGCAAACACGGTGTCGCGAAGGATAAGGACTGCATCGTTACGCCGAAGGATACTGGCTGGTGGAGCTTTCATTGCTTCCACAAGCAGTGCCAAACGCCCGCGATTTTGTCGGTCGCCGCCTATCTGGAGCACTGCGGCGAAGAGAAGGTCGCGAAGTTCTGTGGTCGCCTGAATGCTGACGCTGAAAAGATGGCTAAGAAAGTGGCTGAAGAAGAAGCCGATGAAGAACCTGAAGCGCGGTATAAGCACAAGTATGAATACGACGATACTGATCTTGCGCGCGTGCTGGTTGATGACATTTTGGATGGAATGCTCGGATATTCCACGATAGACAAGAGTTTTTATCTATACAATGGGCAATACTGGGATGTCTCTGAGATTGGGCCAGGGTCCGTTTCCTGCGTGTTGTCCGCATTCGCGGAATTGAAGAAGTATCGCTACCTCAAAAAGAACAAAGATGGTGAAGCAAAGTGGACACGCTACCGATTCAGTGCGCAGAAAGAAGCAGGTATCATTCAGTGCGCAATGCACTACTGCATTGAAAAGCAAAATGGTGGTTTGTTTAGTAACCGCACGGCTGGATTGGCTTTCAGAAACGGCTTCATGTATGCGGACAAGCCAGAAGACAGCTTGAGCCGTAATCACAGGCGGCATGGCGTTACAAAAGGACAATATCTTAACTTTGACTACACTAGACCGCAGCTTACAAATGGAGATGTGTTGTCTGAGTTAGCTGCCTCGTGCCCCATCATCTTTCGTGTGCTCAAGCGTCTGTGGGATGGCGACGAGGACGTGGATGGAAATATTAGGTTCTTTCTTCAGTTCCTTGGTGTAGCCCTACTGGGGCGGTCGTGGAAGCTTCAACGGGCGTTGCTTGTTGTGGGACTTGCGGGCTCGGGCAAGTCGAGTCTGTTGGACCTTTTTAGACTCTGTTTCGCACCGGATGCGATTGGCGGTGTGTCAATCCAAGCAATGGAAGAACGCTTTGGTACAGGCTCTCTCGTTGGTAAGCGTATCAATCTCATGTATGACATGGAATCTGACATGATTATGGAGACTTCGCGATTCAAGGCTGCGGTGTGCGGTGAGGCGCGAGACACCGAACTGAAAGGAATTCAAGGCAAGAATCATAGCATTACTGCCGCGCATGTGTTTGCATGTAACAACATGCCCCCTGTTCGACGCGCAACCGACGGAATTTGGCGTCGCTTTATTTGTCTGCGCTGTGATAATGTGCTACCAGAAAGCGATAGGGATACATATCTTAGCGATAAGATGTCGGTGGAAATTCCGGCGCTTATCTGTCTGGCCTTGGAGTGTTCCTTCGAGGTTAAGGACGCGTATACCATTCCTAAGTCAAGCACGCGGATAGTCCGTGAGTGGGGGCTGGAATCAAATCCTATTGCGATGTTTATTAAACAGAACTATGTGGTTATCAAAGACGAGGACAAAATCAAAGGAGAGTCCTCGATTGGCGCTCCAAATAGCATTGGAGTGTCCTCTAAGGCGATTGAAGACCACTATAATGAGACGATGCGCAAGTCAGGGCATAAGGGCATTTTCACAACTGGCTGGCCACAACTACTATCCGAAGCAATCAAGGTGCTTGGCTGGCCCGGACTGACCGACAAGAAAGTACAAACGCCGAGCGGGCGCAACTTTGTGTACCCGTTTCGGCGTGTGTGAGCGGCAACGATGATGGCGGCTAATGGATGCTGGTGCTTGAGCTTGTCTCCTCAAGCGCTGCATCGTACATGTGGTCTGTACGGCGGCGCCCGAACTTGTACCGTTCCAGCGCGTCAAACGCGGCATCTTCTACGTCACTGTTTGGCGCAATCTGTCGTAGTGTCGGATTCAAGTGGCGCTGGGCTTTGAGCAGTCGGCCCATTGCGCGCAGCAACACGAGCTGCTGCCATGGCTCCAACACGACTGGTTCACTACGGTGATCGGACTGAATACCGTGGTCTTCGCTGCCGCTCATCGTGTCCTCCAACGGGTCGCTGTCGGGGTCACCGTCGAATTCGTCATCGAACACGCCCATTCGACCCTCCACGCACTGAAGCGGCGACGGAACCAATCTCCCCGACGGCGCGGGCGATGTCTACCGAGATGTTGTCAACTTTGTGGTCGATATGCGTAACAGTTGTTTCGAGAACAGTGATACGGTGCTGAAGCGCGTCCAGCCGCTCATCGACGGCGCTCTTGCCGGGCGCCTCTGTTTTGGTAACAGTGGGTTCCGCATGCGGTCTGGGCGTGACGAGCTTGTAGATCAAGCCCAGGAGGGCCATTACGACAGCTCCGAGAGTTCCACTCCCGAGATTGTTCAGTGTAGGCTCGATGGGCTCGCTCATTGTGTCTCCTCAAGGTCTTCATGGTGCGAGCTAACCTGGGAAAAGTGAGAAATCTGGCCTTCTTGGGCTTGCGGGGCAAGAAGCGGCGCATTAAGCTGTAGTGAACGAACTCACAGGAGGTGTGCGATGGGCTCGAAGCAAGAAGACAGGGACGAAGACGACTACTACGGGGTGCCCTGGAACGCGCTCCAGAACCCGAGCGTGGTCTTCGTTCTACTTATGATTGTCGTGGCGCTCAGCGTCAAGTGCTACGGAACATGCACCTTCTACTTCGACCAGCCCGAGGCGATTGACACCGACGACAGCGCGCCGATTGGGATGACACCATGAGCCGCGCGATTCTGCTGTTCGTGCTGACCTGGTTCGGCTGCCAGGGTGGCGGCGCTCCCGACACGGGGCGCGGCGGCGCGTTGCAGTTGGAGTATTCTGGGCTGCCCTCTTCGCGCTATGCGACTACCGCGCACCACAATGGCGAAGATGTCACCATTCTGCTAATTGAAGACCGAATGACCGAGGACTGTCGCGCAGTCCTGCTGGTTGACGAGGGCCGCCGCGGGATTGTCCTGCTGGACGAGCACACTTTCTGCGATACCACCACTGATGACACGGGAAGCAACTGATCATGTCAAACACCGAGAACGAAGCATGGCAACTCCAGCTATTTACACCGCAAGAACAGGTCGGGGTGGGTGAAGCAGGGGAGGATAGTCGCATTACTACTACCTCTTCACAGTCGCTGGTGGATGCGCTGCATGTGTACGTGAAGGATGGCGAGTTTCAGCCCTACGAGTTCGCGGTTCTTGCCTATCGGAACGCGTTTGAGCACGGCTGGTACCACGATCAGAAGACTGGCGCGCTGAAGCCCCGCGACGTGGCGGAGATTCTGCAAAACTTCGAGGGCGAGATTAAGGAATTCCGTGTTGAGGTGCTTCAGCAGAAGTATGATGTCTACTACAACACGTCCGGTAATGTTACTTCGATGAAGCCCGAAGGCGCGTGGATTGAGCTGGCGGACCTGGTGATTCGAATGGCCGATGCCGTTGGCTATTTCCTGAATGACCACCCGAACGTCCGGTTCGGCGCGGTTGACTACAATTTTGTCGAAGAAGGCATGCGTAACTACATTAGAAGTGTGTTTAGTGGTATTGAGATTAGAACGCCTACTAATGTATATGCGTATGGTCATTCAAGGTGTATCGCGGATTGGTTGTCGGCTCAGGTGTCGGTGTTGTGGGAGATGTATCGGCGCACGTCCCAGGAAAACTTCATCGTCGGGCTGTGGGATATCTACCTTTGCACCTTTGAGCTGCTGAACCGCGAGTTCCCGGGCAAGATTATTCCGGCGATTATGCTGAAGCACGAGTACAACAAGGGCCGCCCCTATCGGCATGGCGGCCTGCGTGCTTAATTTCTACCGTGATGCTGACTTCGTATCGCCAGTCGCGACCCTGGCGATTCCGGCTGGGGTGCCGGCCGGGCCGCACCACAACGAGCTGCAACGCTTCTGGATTCACGATGAGTTGGGCAACCAGGTTGGCATGGTGTACGTGAAGCATCGGTGGATGATTCAGCTCACCGGATTCCGCAAGCTGCCCCAGGAACTCTACTGCTGGCGCACTGAATGGATGGACAGCCGGGAAGAGACCATCGAGTGCCTGCGCGCTGTGTGTACCAAGCTGGGCATCATCGTGAGGGACAGCACGAAGGACACGGGCGCCCCGCTGTTCGAGACGGCCGACGCTTGCTTCCACTGTAATGCCACGCTGTGGACGTTTGTTGAGCTGCGCGAGCACGGTCAGCAGGAAGTCTGCCTCGGCTGCGGCGTTCGCTACCGCTACGAGCGATTCCCCGCAATGACTCGCGGTACCTACGCCGACATGGATATGGAGACTGACTTGAAGCCGGCGGTGAAGTCGGTCAAATTGGAGTGGCAGCACAACAAGGTGGACCAGAGCGAAGACAGCCGCCTTGTTGAGCGCAAGTACATCAAGAACGAGTTGCAGCACATTCGCTCTGAGTACGGACGAGTGTATATCAACAACCAACTTCAGGTCATCGGAACCCCATGCACCCCGCAATAGCCACTTTCCAGAACCGTTCGCAACATACCTGCGTTCCAGTCGGCATCGTGGGCTTCGCTGGCGCCGGGAAAGATACCGTCGCCTCGATGCTGATGTCGTATATGCTGAGCAAGGGGTTCGCCAACTCGCGGATTGGGCTGGCCGACAAGGTAAAGACGGTCTGCGCTGACCTGTATGGCTTCTCGTACGAGCAGTGCCACGGCGCGCTTAAAGACGCGGTAGACCCTCGGTATTCTTTCACGCCGCGGTTTGCCTTCCAGCGCCTCGGGACCGAGGTGGCGCGGTCCATCTACTCGGATACATGGGTCAACTATGCTTTGGCGAATATGCAGCCTGGATTCGTTCTTATTCCAGATGTGCGCTTCCCCAACGAGGCAGCCGCGATTCGACAGCACGGCGGCATCATCATTGGTGTGCTTAACGACCGAGTAGCCCCCGCGCAGATTACCCACGAATCCGAAGCACACGCGCTGAAGCTGGTTGAGACTGCTGAGATGCGCGCTGTGAACCATACCTCCCTCTCTGACCTGTCCTCTCAGATTCCCCAACTGTTCGAGCACCTGCTTCTTCTCACTGGAGTCCCGAATGTCCGTCGCTGATACGCACAATGGTCTGCCCTGGGTTCGCAAGTTCTGTCCCGAGGGCATCGACCCCTGGAGCACCGTGGAGTGGGGAACGCGCGACTGCACCATCTCCGACTCGAAGGGGGGCATCGTCTTCCAGCAGCTCGGTGTTCTGGCGCCTGTCGAGTGGTCTGACACTGCGGTCAACATCGCCGCCTCGAAGTATTTCCGGGGCCATCTCGGTGAGGAAGGGCGTGAGTGTTCTGTTCGCCAGATGATTGAGCGCGTGGCTCATACCATTTCAGCATGGGGTTATGTGGATAACTACTTCGACTGCTACGAGTCCAGCCGCGATTTCTATGCTGATATGGTTTGGCTGCTGCTTCACCAGTGTTTCGCGTTCAATAGTCCGGTGTGGTTCAACCTGGGCGTTGATGCCCAGCCGCAGGTTTCGGCTTGCTTCATTAACAATGCCGAAGATACGATGGACTCTATCATGGAGCTGGCGGCGACTGAGGCGCGGCTGTTCAAGGGCGGCTCCGGCGCGGGTGTCAACCTCTCCAAGATTCGCGGCTCGACGGAGAAGCTGACCGGTGGCGGACTGGCGAGTGGTCCCGTGTCTTTCATGCGCGGCTTCGACTCGTTCGCGGGCGTGGTAAAGAGCGGAGGCAAGACGCGGCGCGCGGCGAAGATCGTGATTCTTGATGCCGACCATCCGGACATCGAGGAGTTCATTTCGTGTAAGATGGTGGAAGAGAAGAAGGCACATGCCCTTATCGCAGCCGGGTATGATGGCGCCTTCAACGCCAAGGGCGGCGCGTACGACTCCATCTACTTCCAGAACGCCAACCATTCCGTGCGCGTGTCTGACTCCTTCATGCGCGCTGCGTGTCTCATGGGTAGTAGCTGGAACTTGGTTGAGCGAACTACTGGAAACGTGTGTAGCACCGTCAGTCCTCAGATGCTGCTTGAGCAGATGGCGGAGGCGGCTTGGTTCTGCGGCGACCCCGGGCTCCAGTTCGACACGACCATCAACGAATGGCATACGTGCCCTGAGAGTGGAAGGATTGAAGCCTCCAATCCATGTTCGGAGTACATGCACATTAGCGACTCTGCGTGCAACCTCGCCAGTCTTAACTTGATGAAGTTCAGAAAGGAGGGCGTGCTTGGGTTTGATCATGAGAAGTTCACGACCGCTTGCCAGCTTATCATCATCGCCCAGGACATCCTTGTTGACCGCGCTTCTTATCCGACCGAGAAGATTGGCGAGAACGCGCGCAACTTCCGCCAGCTCGGCCTCGGGTATGCCAATCTCGGCTCGCTGTTGATGGTATCTGGGCTTGGGTACGGTAGCGCTGACGGGCGCGAGCTGGCCGCCAGCATCACGTCAGCGATGCACTGTGCCGCGTACACGATGTCTGCCAAGCTGGCACAGGTGAAGGGGCCCTTCGCCGGCTATGTGAAGAATCGTAATGCGATGTTGGGGGTGATCAGCAAGCACTGGAACGCGGCGCTGGACGCTCATCAGCCGGCGGTGCTCCAGCGCATGTGGGAGTTGTGCTACACGGAAGGACACAAACACGGATATCGCAACTCGCAGGTCACCGTGCTCGCTCCGACTGGTACGATCGGAATGCTCATGGATTGTTCGACTACCGGAATCGAGCCGAACATCGCGTTGGTGTCCTACAAGAACCTGGTCGGCGGCGGCTTCATGCGGCTGGCGAATGATGGCGTTCGCGAGGCCCTGGTGGCGCTCGGCTACGTGCCGGACCTGGTCGATGCCATCGTTAAGCACGTCGAGGAGTACGGTCACGTCGAAGGCGCTGGACTGGAAGAGGCGCATCTGGAGGTCTTCGACTGTGCCCTCCGGTCGGCCAGCGGCCAGCGGGTGCTCTCGCCCGAGGCGCACATTCTTATGATGGCGGCCGTGCAGCCATTCCTCTCCGGTGCAATCAGTAAGACGGTGAACTGCCCCAATAACTATACTGTGGAAGATATCAAGGCACTTTACATTAGTGCATGGAAGCTCGGGCTCAAGTCAATCGCCGTGTACCGCGACGGCTGCAAGCTGAGCCAGCCGCTGAACACCAAGAAGAAAGAAGTGAGTGACGTGACTGAGGCTGCTCCGGCAGAGCCCAAGTACACGCCGGCTGGCCCCATTATGGCGGTCCAGCTCGGCGCAATCCGTCGGCGCCTTCCGGCCGAACGCCAAGCCATCAATCACAAGTTCGAGATTGGCGGGCACGAGGGGTATGTCAATGTCGGTCTGTACCCCGACGGCACCCCTGGTGAAATCTTCCTGACCATGTCCAAGGAAGGCTCCACCATTTCCGGTCTGATGGATGCGTTCGCCACTTCGATCAGCCTGGGCCTTCAGTACGGCGTTCCGCTGGCTACGCTGATCGAGAAGTTCCGCCACACCCGCTTCGAGCCCAGCGGCTTTACGGGGCACTCGGAGATTCACAGCGCGTCCAGCTTGATTGACTACATCTTCCACTGGCTCGACTTGCGCTTCGGCGCGGGAGCAGTGCCCGCGAGGGATGCGCATCTGTCGCGTGATTATGTCTCGCTACTGTATCACGGTGCGCCAGTAGCCTATCGTCCGGAAGGCTCGGACGCGCCCTTCTGTTCTTCGTGTGGCTCGATGATGGTCCGCTCTGGCTCGTGCTATCGCTGTACGAACTGTGGTGGCACGAGTGGATGCTCATAATGAAATTAGTATGTGAGTAGTGTCAATAACAACCAAAGTAGGAAATCCGTATGCAAACTAAACCGAATGATATCAGCGTTAATACGCCTGGACTCACCCTCGTTCGGCCTGGTGCTGCACCGACCCACGATGATGTCGAAGGAGGCAAGCGATGGCATTATCTGACCGCAGATGGGGCGAAGACTGAACCTCCCAGCTACATCTATGTTCACATCGCTGGGGGCTTCGGAGGCGAGTGCAACAACTTCATTTACCCCGATGGATACTCGCCTTTTGGTCCTGCATCAAGGGAACACATCGAGGGACGAATTGAAGCAGAGCTGGCGAAACTGGGACATACTGTGATCACGCAGAGTTAGACCTTTCAGCGACTTATTGTACAAATGAAGAAGGCCCGGGGATTTCTCCTCGGGCCTTCTCGGTTGTAGGAAGATGAGTGGAACCATCCGCCCATCTCCTCTACGATGGCTCAGTCGCAGAGCATCGGAATCATGTCACCCGCGCTCGTGGAGTTGGCGAGGCCGACACCGATGATACAGCGGGCCAGACCGGCGCTACCGAAGGCGGCGACGACAATGCCATTCTCGTTGGTCGAGGAGCTGAGGGCCGCAGTGACCGGAACCCGAAGGAACGTGGCCGAAGCAGTTCCAGCAATGACCGGGGCAATCTCGTCAGTCTCGTACGAAATGGCCCAACCGTACTCGCCAGCGGCGATCGGGAAGAGCTGCGAGCCAACCACAAGCTGCCGGGTGTAGGCAGTCGTGGTGTTGTTCGTGGCGTTCGGCTCCACGTCGAACTTGTTGGAGGCGCCGGAGCGCATCACGAGGATGCCGCCCGGAACCGCCAGGTCAGAGGCGGTGCCGTTCTTCACGTAGACGAGCGTGGAGTTGCCGACGAAGGAGAAGCTGGTGAGCCCCGTCATCGTCAGGCCCTCGGCGTCCGCCTTCGCAACAATCTCAGCCATCTGCGAGGCCGAGAAGTGCAGCTTCTTCCCGAGGAAGTTGGTGTTGGCTACCGCAGAAGAGAGCCAGATGGCGGAGGGAATGGTGTCGTAGCGAGCCATGGTGAGTGTCCTTCAAGCAAGAGATAAGAGATACGAGATATGGGAGTACAAGAAGTAGATGCAAGAAGTAGATGTTAGAATGGGGCAGTCTGGAATAACCCAGAACCGCCCCACTCGTACCACACCTAATCAGGCGGTGAGCGCGGTTCCGCAGAGCACGCCGAGCGTACGGAGGTCTTCGCAGCCGAAGTTGACGTTGTGACGCCAACGCATGGCCCGCGAGGTGGCCAGCCCGTCGATGTGCTCAAGGGCACGACCCATGGCCTGAAGACCGCCGTTGTGCTCCAGACGGAACATACGGTTGGGCGACAGACAGTAGATCAAGCCGTCTTCAGCATCGGTACCGGCCAGCGTCGAAGCGGTGCGGTCAAGCACCTGGGACGCCTGAATCCGCACGCCCTTCATGTACTCGACGGTGGAGTCCCACTCGGTAAGATTCTCACCGACGGGCACGCCGACCACAATGGGCACAACGCGGGTGTTCTGCTGCGACTCGGCGTACGCGTACGTATCAACGTCAGCGATGAACCGGAGATTGGAGTTCCCACCATTCGCGCGATTGATTTCGCGGATGATGGTTCCAAGCAGGTTCTTGCCGGAGGTAAGCGCGTCAGTCTCGGCAAGACCGGAAGCGCCGCACAGCTTGAACTGGTTGTAGTGACCAATCGCCTGATCGCGGGCGAGACCCATCGTGAGATGGCCGGCCGAGGTCTGGGCAGTCGGGGTAAGGAACTCGATGAAGCCGTAGTTCACACCATCAACCAGACCACCAGCGTTCACAGCGCCGCACAGGCTGTTCATGCCGTACAGCTCGGCCACGTCGTCAAAGACGGCGGCCTGCTCGCCCGGCAGAGCGCCGATGAGCATGTAGCTCTCCAGCGTGTACGCATACGCCTTCTGCGTCTCGATGATGACATCGCTCACGAAGGACTTGGCAGCCTGAATCGGGCTGTTCTCAATCTCAATCAGCTCCCACTGGAAGTCGCCCATCACAAAGGCGCCTTCGATGAGGTTGATGCCGAGCTTCGTCACGGCGCGGGTGAGCTTGGGCGCGGGGGCCAGCTCCTCCGTACCAGTCACGATTCGCTTGAACCGGGCGCCCGAGGTCGCCTTCTTGATGTCGCCGGCCCACCCGAGCGCGCCCATGGGCTTCTTCGAGCGAATCTTGGTGATGAAGTCGGTGAGGACGAGGTTCTTGTCAAGCCAGGTCTCAACGCCGGTCTTCTCGACGGCGTCAATGCCAATCTTGACTTCGTCGATGAAGGCGTCAATCGCCGTGCTACCAGTATACGCGCCCATGGTGGAATCTCCTGTTGCAAACCGTTGTGCCGTTAGCATATCCGATAGTCTTTCTACGCTCGCCACTCCAAGAAGTTGTACAAGGACATTAAGCACTGCTTAACGCGAGCATGGGCCCATTGACACAGTTAAGTAGCGCTGAACACCGCACTCGCAGGACAGGCAGATGGCCGAACTAATCCGAAGCTGGGGACACGGACAGAAAGTCGCCCCTCCGCACATTCCGGCCGATGAGTTGTACACTCGGCGCGGCGCCGCTACGGGGTGCATGCTGTGGGGCCAGGACGACAACGAGCGCATGGCGGTCGCGCCCGAGCTGGACCTGAGTGCGGTGTGGGATGTCTTGGGTACGGTAGATGGATTCTTCTGCTCCAGCAAGATCCAAACCGACGATTCGATGTTGCAGCACCCCACTCCGCAGTATTTCCAAATGTGGTATTTCTGGGCGCTGCACTCGTATCGGCACTGCTTCGTTGGCAGTAAACCGCGACAGGCTCAGGTGTCAACCGGCGCCGCAGTGGGCTGGTTACTACGCGACTGCATGTACTTCGGTCTGAAGGGTCGGTTGTTTGCTAATAAAAGGGAGACGGCGAACGACTTGCATGGCGCAATTGTCACCGCGTACGAAGAGCTGGACCCGTGCATCCAAGTACCGCTTGCCAAGGGCCGCATCGGTACCCAGCACAAGATTGAGTTCGCCAGCGGCGGCTCCATCAAGATTGACTCGGCAGAGGGGCGCTCACCCGGCGCCGGAACGTCGCCCGATCGCGTACTGTTGACGGAGTACGGCGAAATCGACGGGCAAGAGGAACTGCTCAAGCAGCTCTTCCCGGCATACGAGCGGCGCCCGAACGCCCGTGACCTTATCGAGACGACGCCGGGCCGTCTGGAGTCCCTGCATCGCAGCCAGTGGAACGACTCGCTGAACTCGATGGGTCGCCTCAACATGCCAGATGGGACCACCGGAAGTGAATATTACCCCCTGTTCTTCGAGTGGTGGTTCGGTCCCAAGTTCACCGAGACAGTTCCGCGCGGCTTCAATCCGACCGCCGAGGAGGGCGAACTGCTCAATCGCTGTCGCGGGCTGACCTACGAAAACCTTCAGTGGCGCCGCAAGATTCTCGCGAAGGGCTGGACTGCGCAGGCATTCGAAACCAAGTACCCAAGCTCGCCGTACCACGGCTGGGTCGGCACTGACAAGCCGACATTTCCGCCCGAGCTAATTGACGAGCTTCTGCGCGACGCCACTTCTGATGTCTTGTACCCCTACAACTTCGAGCTTGGTTGCTCTATTATCGAGACGCCGAAGCCGGGGACCACCTACTACATTTTCGCCGACTCCGCCGGCCTGGACGGCGATGGTGACCCCAGTGCGTTCACGGTGTTTGACCAGGACTGGAACGAGGTTGCGTTCTTCGAGGCGGTTGAGGACTCGCACAAGTTCGCCCTTCGCCTTGAGCGCGTCGGCGAGTATTACCGCTGCGGCGCCCACGCGGCGATGCTGATTGTTGAGGCCAACGAATCATCGTGTCTCGGCGTACTGAAGAACTTGGTGTCGCAGGGCAAGAAGATTAACATTTACTTCGCCGACAACAACCACATGGGCTGGCGCGCGACCGGCAAGAGTGTCGCCGAGGCCGAGGGTAAAACGCTAATCGCGCTGCGGGACCGCGACATGACGTTGCGCTCCACCGGCACGCTTCAGCAGTTACTTAGCTACTCTGGTACCTGGCGACACAAGCGCATCCGAGGCGCGAACGGCGCAAAGCACCACTTCGACCGCGCCCGTACGATTATGATGGCAGGCTCGCTGCTGCCTTCCTTCACCAAGAAGCTCATTAACAAGCGCCCAAGTCGCCTGGGTGTTGCGCAGAATAACCAGGGCGAGCTGGACCTGACCCCGCGCCCCCGCTGTCCGCCATCTGCTGAGGCGCGCGAGTTCGTGAAGAACGGAATCACGCCTGTAATCCGCTCAAACTCGTGGCTGTGGCAGCGCGGCGGCAAATAGGTTACTGCGCATTACCTATGTTCACGAGGAATCACCATGAGCGCTTCCGCCGACCTGATCGAAAACCTCATCACAGCCCACAAGAATGACTATGAAGCGTACTCTCGCTACGAGCGCGACATCATTCTGCTGCGCTACAGAGGCGCGCTCAACAACCTCGGTGGCATCCGCAAGTACGGTCCCCCGCGAGACTCTGCGGGGTTCGACTATACTGCCAGCTTCAATCTGACGCACTGCGTTGTAGACACCGCGCTCGCCGGACTGGTTCCGCCAAACCCGCGCGTTTGCGTGAACGGCAAAGTGGACAAGGTGAAGCGCTACAAGGCCGCGCTGGACGAGATGCTGGGACTCATCTTCGACAGCCAGGACATGCACCAGCATGTTCGCGCCACCGTCTTCGACAATCTGACGGCGAAGCGCGGCATCTTCAAGGTGGAAGTGGACTGTGACAGCCAGCTCGCGATTTCGACCATTGAGCCCTCGCGCTTCTGGTACGACCGCACGGCGCGCGACCACCAGTCGTGCCGGTACCACATGGAATACGCGACGATTCCACTGTCCCAGTTCCGCCGCATCGCGCAAATGCCCGAGTACGGCTTTGACGAGAAGGCATGCGAGCACATCAACGGCACCAGCTTTCCAGATTGGCTTCTGGACGAGGACCGCGCGATGCGCGACCGCCAGATTCTTGACGCTGAGCGTTGGGTCAATCTGGTGTACTACGTGGACTGCTCCCGTAACGAGATGACCGTGTTCTCACCAGACACCAACTGCATCCTCGCATGCTACAAGTTGGAATACGGCAGCCCATACATCCACTTCGACATGGTGTACGACGGATATAGCACGGGTGGACTCGCTGAGGCCGGCCTCATTCAGAAGACGCAGCACCAGATGGACAGTTTGCTGACTTTGGTGCTAACCATTGTGAGCAAGATGGTCCCTGGTATGTTCTACGACAAGGGCCAAATCGAGCCGTCCTCGATTGCGGCGGCTGAGGGCGAGAAGGGCCGCAACAATGTGTTCTCGTATGTACCGCTGGAGCGCACCGGCAGTGGGGATTCGCAGCGCCCGCTCGATGAAGTGCTCATGCCGACTCCGATGCCGGCACTTCCGCCCGAAATCGCGACACTGCTGGACCGCCTGATTGGCTACGCCGCCAGCGAGTCGGCCTTCGTGGAAGCCTCGCGCGGGCGGCAGATGAACGTGCGCACGGCGAAGGAACTCCAGATGATGGAGGCCCAGCTTGACAGCCGATTGGCCACGCGCGTTACCCGGCTGAACCGCGCGCTTGAGGCAGTCGCGCGACGAGTCCTTCGAATCATGCAGGACTTGTTGCCCGCCGAGGGGATTCAGTACCTCGATGGGCGGTACGGCAAGCTGACTCCGAAGATTCTCGCGAAGATGTCGTTGCAGTTTGAGGCCGTTGCCTACTCGCCGCTGAAGGACAACCCGGCGGTTCTCGCCGAAGTGATGCAGAACTGGCTGCCGTTGCTCCAGAGCATGCAGGGCATCGACTCTATCAAGCTACAACACTACCTGGTTGACATGCTGGGTATGCCACCGGACTTGAAGAAACAAGTTCCGGACGCTGAGGCGACTCCGAATGGCATGCTTCCACCGCCTGACCAAGCGACTGCTGCTGGTGGTTCTGGGGGTACGGTGCCGCCGGAGATGCTGGCCCAGCTCCAGGCCGCCGCACCACCCGCCGCCCCTGCACCTGGTCCTGGTCCTGGTCCTGAGATGATGCCTCCTGAAATGCCACCTGAGATGCCCGCTGAAGCTCCCCCTGAGATGCCTGAGCTTTGAGATTTAGTCGCGCCAGACAGTACCCCGCACAACACCCCACCCCTTCCATCGTATAAAGGAACGCCGTCATGCCCAATCTTCCGCATCCATCCACTTCCAAGGCCGACAAAGGCTTTAACACCATTGAGAACCGCTTCTGCACCAACGAAGCGTGTGGCTACCTTGAAGTCCGCGCCACCGTCAGTAGCTTGGAGAAGCACTGCTGCGTCAAGTGCGGTGCCGCGACCGAGTTCCGACGGCTCAGCAAGCTGACCGACGATGACGAGCTTTCGAGCGGCGAGTACGGCGCCCCGCAAGTGTATGGCATGTGCGACGTGGAGATTGCTCCGGGCAAGTGGATTTCGCGCGGCGAGTGGAACGCCAAGGTCGCCGAGACAGAGGCCGCCAATCCCGGCAAGACCCTTGTTCGCGTGGATGACAACTTCAGGAAGCTCCAGTACGAGACGCGAAAACACCAGATTATCGAGAATCGCCGTAGCACCTGGGGTCACACCGAAGCAGAGGTCGATGCCCGCGACCGCCGTGCCAGGGCCCGCCGCTCTGAGCAGGAGAAGAGCGGGATGTTGCGCAACCAGTGACGCGCATCGCTTAATGGCTGGCGGTCGGGGCCGACTTCGGTTAGCCTCGACCTAACAGGAGTTCCAAATGCTAATGCCCCAGTCCCCGCAGTACACCCCCGAAGATGTTCAAGCCGGCAAGGCCGCATTCGACGCCGCCGGAGTTGACGAGGCGGGCGCGATGAAGCTCGCCGATGAGCTTTTGCCCAAGGAAGATTCCATGGCGGAGGGCACCGAAGAGGCCGACCCGTGGGACGCGCACATGGGCAAGTCAATTGGTGAGGACTGGGGCAAGACGCCCGACAGTGTGAAGAGCCACATCCGCGGCCTCCACGATCTGCTCGCCGATTCCGACCTGCCGGACGCGACCGAAGATATGCTGGAGAAGGAAGTCAAGGACGTTACCGACGCGGCGGCCGACGGTGACAAGGAGAAGATGATTGCTGAGCTGGAAGATTTGAAGTCGAAGCTCGCCGAGATGGAGACCGCCAACGGCTCGCTGAAGTCCGAGAATGACAAGTATCAGAAGCACCTTCTCAGCCAGCTCGTCAAGCACCTGCGCGAATCGGTCGCTGCCGAGGCCCCGGACCTGGCGGATGACGAGGAAGTGATGAAGGGCATCGACGCCTACTACGACGCGCTGAAGGACGACGCCGACCTCTTCGAGCACGCCCCGAACGCCGTGATGGTCGCCATCGGCACCGCCCGCAAGAACGGCAAGAAGGCCCCCGAGCCCAAGGTCGAGCCCAAGGCCGAGGAGCCGAAGCCCGCCGCCTCGCGCGAGGAGGGCAAGGCCGCCGCCGCAGATGTGGTCGCTGGCATTCCGGGCCTCAAGCGCAACCCGCCCGCGATGAGCGAGACGAGCGCGGGTGACATGCCGAAGGACGCTGCCGGAAAGAAGAAGAACTACCTGGCGGAGTGGATGGCCAAGAAGGCGTAGGTAGAACTGGAGTAGTACAAGTAAGTGATGGGTGGTGTGATATCAAGCATACCACCTACTACACTACACCCGTCACACCCATCACACCCACCATACCACACTACAGCTTGTTCACCAGCCCCCGGGCCAGTAATGGTTTCCGGGGGTTTTCTACGTCATGAGTTCATGCCATGAGTTCATGCCCTGAGATACTGAATGAGATACTGAATGAGATACTGAATGACTGTGGTAGGGTTCGCAGTAGGATTCGCAGTAGGGTACTCTGGTAGGGTACTCTGGTAGGGTTTGAAACGCCCTGAGTCCATGCCCGCGAACATGCCACAAGATGACGCCCTGAGATGCCCTCGCGCCCTACCAGCAGCACTCCTGGTTCGCACGTTGGGACGCTGCGGGGTGAAAACGGGGGTTAAAAACCACGCGCTCCGAGCTGCGAAAGTGGGCGAAATGACACACCACGGCGCCGCCCCTCCCACCACGACTTCCCGTGCGGAGCCCCGAACGCCCTTGCGCTCTCGCTACCTTGCGGTTAAGTACAGCTTACCGAGGAGTGAAGCATGATTGTCTTAGCCACTTGTCCTACGTGCAAAGCCGAGTTTGAGTTTCACGACCGTGCGTACCTTGGCGGAGGGCGCGATGAACAGCGATGTCCAAACGGGCATATCTACCAAGAGTCCCGCCCGTCCAGCTTGGAGCCTCCGCTGCTAAACATTATTCGCGAAAGTTTGGCCAAACCCTACGCCATTGTCGAAGCACTGGAGCACACTTTGGCAATGTATGTTACGCGAGTGCCGACAGATAAAGCAGCTCAGGCTGGCTCGCACAGGATTCACCGCCTTTCGGTGAAGGACGCGTTGACCTTCTTGCTAAACCTCAAGAGCCCTACGTGGCGCGATGTAGCTACTGACCCTCCTAAGTTCGAGCAGCGCGTATTGTTCGCCTGGAACGACGATAGGGCGGTAACCAGTGGAATGCGTATTGATGATCCACTGGGCAAGTTTATGTTTGACGATTTGATGTTTAGGCAGAAAGATGCGCCGCCTGTGTGGTGGATGGACCTGCCCCCAATCCCTGGTCGCCGATAGTAAAATAGGAGTGCCGGAGAGATCCGGTACTCCTTTATTTTACCTGTGAAAATCTGCCCAAACCGCGCCGCCCTCCCCCGCATTTCTCCGTTGCGGAGCCCCGCGCACCTGGTCAGCGCCAACAACGAAGAAGGGGAGAGAACCGAAGTCCTCTCCCCCTCTTGTTACCTACCCAGATGGCGTATCAGGCCGAAGCGCGCTTGCTCCCGCGACCGCCCTTCTTGGGGGCCTCCGCGACGACCGGAGCCGACTCGGCGCCAGCCTCGGAAGCCTCGGAAGCCGTAGCCTCCTCCTTGGCCTGCCGCTCAACCAGCTTCTCCATGTCCTCGCGGGACACGAGGCGGCCGGTCACAACGTACTTGCCGGAGCTGCGCTCGGCGCCCTCGGTCTTCTCCGGGGCAAGCACCCCGGCGCGGACGAGGAGAGCGATCGTGCTCGCGGGCGCCTGGGCGGCGATGCAGGGCTCGAAGACGGAGATGGCGAGCTGACGACCGACAAGCGCGGGAAGCACGGTGCCGGGGTTCTCGTTGTCCTCAAGAATCTGCTCCTGAATGCCCATCGCATCCGCGAACGAGGTGCGCCGCACCGGGATGGCCGGGACAACCAGGTCCTCCTGGCGGCCCTTGCCCGGGGTCTTGCTGGCCTTCAGGGTCTTGGTGAGGCCCTGGCTGACCACCACGTTCTCCAGCTCGGCGCGGGAATCCGCGAGCGCGGCCTCGGCGAGAATGAAGTCGCGAACCGCGAGGCGGTTCCGAATGGCCTGATTGTGCATCGCCGTGAAGGCATCCTCGACGGGCTGGTTCACGGACGAAGCCTGATCGCGCTGGTACTTGGCGAGCCGCTGACGGTCGAGCGCGGTCAGCTCAAGCGGCGACTTGGCGGCGATAGTGGCGATGTCTTCGGCGGTGTAGGTGACGGGGGCGGATGCGGGGCGAGCCATGATGAATGTCCTACTGAGCGATTTGGTCTGGGAGGTCCGGCGGGGTTCTTCTCACCGGGCACTCTTACTATAACCAGCAGCCTGCGCAGCGCCAACTTCTCCCCACAAGAAAAGTTCGCCCTGACGCGCGGCCGACGCAGCGGGCCCGAAGCACGGTCGTGCGAGGTGGGTGAGATCGCACTCCGAAGTTTCTGCCCCAAGAGGACCATGAGGCGTGCGTGGGTTGGTTGTTGGGAGGTACGGTCCAGCCGAGATGTCTTGCCGAGGCGTCCTGTCGGCTTGAGCCCGCCTCGCCCTATGTCCGAACACCCGGGGGTTCTTGGGGGTACGGTTCGCGCGGGGCCTGCGGGAAGTGCCGCGGAAGTGTCCATAGCAGCTCACCTGCCCCACGTCTGAGGTACACCCAAGTTACCGACGAAAGCCCCACCAGATACCCATCCACTCTATAAATAATAACCCAGAATAATAGTCAACCGAAACTCTACCACTCCACCCAGCAGCCAGCCCAGAGCCCACCAGCCATGAGCCCACCAGCCCGCGCTCTGTTACGCGTTAAGTGTAGCTTAATGGGGTTTCGATGGTTATAAAAACGACGCGCGAATTCTGAAGCCTATCGGGGGGAGGGGGCGCGGGGGCGCGGGGGGATGCCCGGGGGCCTCGCTGGCTATCGTCAGTCAGTGAATGAACGCTCATTCACTGACAAACGTCAGTCAATGAATGGGGGTTCATTGACAAGCGCCCGTCACTCACTGGCATACGTCAGTCAGTGAATGGCATACGTCAGTGAATGATGCTTCACTCACTGACACTCACCAGTCAGTGACACTCACCAGTCAGTGACACTCACCAGTCAGTGAC